CCGCGGCGCTTGACCTCATCGACTGATACTAGAAATTGCATAGCTTATTTTTTTGTTACGATTGATTGAAACCATAGATGGCGACACCACGGTGTAGTTACTTGGGTGTCGGGGTTGGTATAGAAACCGCCTTTATAAACCCACACATCACGATCTACACGCTCTGAAATGGTATTTATTTCCTCACGGGTGTAAGCGCGGTTTAAGCTCATGAGCTGGGTGCAAAATTCACGGCTTCCGTTCTTTGCTTCGGGCACATCTGAACGCACTTGATAGGTGTAACGAATCTCAAATGTTGGTATTTCACCCTCTGCCGAGGCAATTAAGCGCTCTGCAAGTGCTGAGAGTTCGCCGTTTTTAATCAATCCCCAGTCATTTAAGCGTGCAATTGACAGGGCAACGTCTTTAATCGCTAGGCCTGTCGCCTCGGCGATGCCATTTGAATCCTCGCCGTTGTTTAATAGGCTCAAAATCTGCTTATCTGCATCCTGCATCTCGGCTGAAATCTCGCCAATTGTAGCAAATAGCTGCTCATGCTTGCTAAAAACGTCGTCGCCTTTGGTATCCCACTCAATCGGCAAGCGCGCGAACTCTTCAAAATCGCCAAAATCGGCGCCAAATTCTTCAAAAACTTCAATGTCCGATTTACTGAATGTATGCGAATGGCGGCAACTAGAGAATGCCTGTGTGTCAAGGCCTACCATTTTCTTAGCTGTGGCCTCATCAATTGACGGGAATGAAGCTATAATAATCTCTGCGGCTGAATCGGCTGTAATTTCGCCCGTTTTTACTTTGGCAACTACATCAACAAGCGAAGCAATTTGAGCGCCGTTAAGCGCTGTTTTTGATACGTCTTCCACGGGTGCAATTTCGGTTGTCGTGTCGCCTGTTGTGCTTGGTGAATTTACTACAACGGTTGGCGCGCCTGCTGCGTTGTTTGTCGCATCCTCAATCGGTTGTACCTCAACTAGTTTTAACTCACCTTCATAGCCTGAAAGCTCGCGCATTTTGTTAAGCATCCAATTTAAGCGCTCTTGGCGCTGCATTACGTATGTCTTTTTAAAGACCTCGAATAACTGCGCGCTCTCGGCTGCATTAAATGAGCCCTGCTGCATTACCCCGAATAAGGTAGGTGATACAACCCCGTGAGCAATTAAAATGTTTTGTAAGGTTGTTGCGCCTGTTTGGCTGTATCTCTTGTCGAGGTCGTCGCCATTAAGATTTTCAACTATTGGCGCGCGCTCGCGGCTTTCAGCAAACGTTACCACAATGTCGCCTGCATTGTCAACGCCTGCACTTTTGTTTTTAATGCCCGCAACCGCCTTATCAATATCTTCTTGGGTTTCGGGAATCCCGTCCGTTAAGACAATCATTTTGCCTGAGCTGAAAGAATTTTGAACTAAGCTGTTATTATAGCGGTTCAAAAGGTAGTCGGTTTCTATGGCATAGATGCCCGAGAAAAAAGAAGGCTTCGGATAAATGCCAAGCTCTTTTTTGTTTTTCTTGACGGGGTCTTTGTAGAAAATAAAGAAGGAGCCAGTGCGGTTCTTGTCATCGAGTACAGGATAGTCGCGAAAGTTCGTTTTTTCCGCGCTTTGGTTTTGCGCATTCCAATCATCGGACAAATAAACGCGATCCAATTTTTCGCTAAATCGGCATTGGTCAATTGGTAAGGCTTCCCACTTTGCAACCTTAATGCCTTCCATGTCCCAAGTACCTTTGGCAATGAAGCCGCCGATGCCTTCGTAATCCTCAGTCATCGCCTCAGCAACCTCAGCAATGGTGAAGTCGCTGTATTTGTTTTGTAAAAATTCATCAAGTTGACCGCTTACAACTTCAATGCCGCCGCCGCAAATGTATCGTATCTTGTTCTTTACAATACCGCCGTGAATGGGGCTGCCTTCACGAAGTTCGTTAAGGAAAAAAGGCCAGTCATTTTTTTTACCCCATTTGATGAAGCCGCCGCGGTCTTTCTCCTCGGTAGGCTTGGCCATAGTTTTAGCGAAGTTAATGCGCTCGGTCTTGGCGGTTTTAATTTTGTTGCTCTCCATTGTAGATTTCGTCGGTTACTTGGTCATTATATACGTTGTCGGGTGCTTTAGCTTCTTTGACCACTAAGCGGCCAACTTCCAAAAGAACGCCCGTTTGCTGCTCTTTAATGCGATACGTGTAATCGCCTGTATATGGGAATGTAATATTTACCCCTTCATCAATTACAAACTCATCGAATCGCTGCGTGCTCATGCTTTCATTTTGAAGCACGGCGCTTAATTGTTCAGTGCTTTGGTGATGCGTGAACTCAAAAAGAAAAATCGGGTCTTGCTCAGTTGCTAGCTCCGTTGCCGTTACCGTTATCAAGTTCGCTTGTGCTTTGTAAACTATCAGCATTTTTCTTGGGTTTTTTAGCGCTTTCGAATACGTCGAACCCCAGCGCCTTATAAGTTTTCTCATTGCCTTCGGTAATCGTGAACCACTTATTTACAACAAGTGACTTCATTTGTAGGCCTATACATTCTTTGCGGATTTTTGCCATAATCAAAAGTATAAAAAAAGGCAAAGCGTAACACCTTGCCTTTTGATTAGTAGTTAAGTTGTGTTAAGCTACTTGAGCCAACAAAGCGGTGTACATTGCTGTTGAAAGGTCTGGCGGCGTGTTGTCCTCCATTGAGGTCATTACGATTGTGTGGCCATTACGATCACTAACCGCGGTACCTGTGCCAGCTTCAGACGCTTCACGAATCTGTAAGCCTTGGTCAAGCCCTAGAACAATGATGTCGCCGTTGCGTTTTTCAACAACTGCAACAAGCTCGTTTTGTGCAAGCAAATCGATTTCAGCGCGTAGCTCCTTAGTGTCGTTATTCAACACCGCTGTAAGTGTGTGCTCATAGAATAAAGTGCCGTTATCATTTGCTCTTACCGGGTAAGTTGCGTTTGACAAATCGCGCTTTAATTTATAGAGATAAGTATCTCCCGTTACGGTGATTGCTGTAATCTCGTTGGCTACCTTCGTAGGGTTGCCGGTGATTTGGTCTTTTAAAAAGAACAACACTGATTTGATGCCACCTTTTCCGTTGGTGCAAATCCTGTCATTCCAACCTGCTGTAAGTCCACAAGACATATTGCTTAGTTTTTTTGGGTTAATTTAATAAAGGGGTGTTGCCACCCCTTAGATTTTCAATTGATTAGGCTGTTGCCAAAGCGAAAACGCCGATTTCGTTTGTAAACGGAACCTGAACCCCACCGCGCATTTTAGAACGGATGTAAAGTTTGTCGTCGTCTTGCGAATACCAAAGCTCGTAAGAAGCTGAATCGCTCGCGAGGTCAGTACCAAATACAAAGTGTGAACGCTTACCAACAAAGATTTCAGTTGTGCCAGCAAGACCAGGTGTTTTAACAACCGTTAAGTCAGTACCTGGGATAACAACCTCATTCATTGCAGCGATAGCGGCTGGAGAGTAATGGAAGAAGTTAAGGTCAACCAAGTTTTTCATCAATTTGTCAAAGTTGCCACGGCTTGTAAATGCAATTTTCTCGGTGCTTTCCATGATAGCGTCGCTCATGTTTGAGTAACAGCCGTAGAAAATGTCATAAGCGTTTGAGTTGGTGATTGACGTGATGTCGGTAGGGTTCAAATCAACACAGCCGTTTGCAACGGTAAGGATTGTTTTGAATCCATTGAACCATTGAAGGTTTCCAGTACCTGTTGAGGTATTACCTTGCCAAATCAATTTGTCTAATTGAACAGCGTTCAACTGCAAAAGGTAGCCTGTAATCGCTTGCTCAAATGGCAATTGCTTGTCTTCGGCCATTGCGCCCGGTACCAATGCTAATTGCGTCCAGAATCCGTCAAGGTCTTTGTTACAAAATCCTTTTTTGAAACCAATTGCAACGGTTGTGATTTTGCGATCCGAAAATACCGTATCGCCTTGCGAAGTCATGTCGCAATCTGCGGCTTGGTAAACGATTCCGTCGTTTAACAATTTGATGTCTTGCGAGCCTTTAACGCCCTCTTGGGTACGAATGTAGTTAAGTGTAACCGCCTCGCTTACTGAGCGTGTTACAAGTTCAGCTTGTTGGTCGTCAACGTAAGCTGTTAAGTCTGACACATCGTAGTCAAACTTTGATTTAATGATGGATTTTAAAGAAGCCATTTTGTTTTTGTTTTTGGGGTTTATAATTACTTTTTACGTGCCTCTTGTGCTGCTTTGAACAAGATGCTTTGTTGAGCTGTGAACTTACTTTCCTCACGTGTTACGCGCTGCGTTTCGGTCTTATTGTCCGACGGCTTAGAAGCCACAGCGTTGAAACGCTCGGTAAGTGTTGCGAGCTCGGTTTTTAGTTCAGCGTTCTCAGCGCTCATTTGCTCAACTACTTCTTGCATTGCTTTAGCTGCTGCAAAAATGTTGGCATTTGTCGCTTTGAGGTCAGCAATAGCCGCGCTCATTTCCTCATCTGAGTTTTGAGTTTGTGCTGCTGCCGTTCCTTCCAAGAACATTTGAACTACTCCATTAGCGTCAACCAAGAAGCGGCGGCCGTTAGCGTCTTGATATTCGCCTGCTGAAAGGGTGTAAACGTCGGTTGTATCGCCGTACGTGTAAGAGTAAGTAAGTTTTGTGCCTACTTCAATGCTTTCTTGGTCTACATTCATGGACCACATAGATACTTGTGCAATTTCTGCAAAGTGCTCAACTGCTTTTTTGCTGAATACTTCGGTCTTTTCCTCGTCTGAGCTTTGCGCGCCCTCTTCGATTACCTCGACGATTACGCCCTCGGCATCTAATACGATGCTTTTGCCTTCGTATTCTCCAGTCAATTTATGCGTGCCTTCAGGTGCTGGCACTTCGTTTTCGCCATCAACAACAAAAACAGCAACGCCCGGAGCTAAGTCGCCTTCCCATTTTAACATTGTGCCGTCCTCTAAGGTAGCTTCGCCAAAAATTTGCAACGCTTTTGTAATGGTTGCAAACAAGGCTTTAATTTTTGTGAATTTATCCTTCATGATTTTATGATTTAACTATTGTGCCAAGTCGTTGCGCAATTGCCTCTAGATCCGAAATGAAAGCGTCTAGGTCTTTATCAAATGAGTTGAAGCCTTGCGATGTTTTACCCGTGTCGTATAGCGCAAAAACACCCTCGATTGAAAAGCCTGTGAACTCACCGCTTTTGGCTGCGTCGTAAACGTCTTTATCCATTACTTTGTAGCTAACAATGGCGGTGCCGTCGGTCTCATCTGCAAAGCGCTCTGGCGCCGTGAACCCATTGGCCTCATCAATGACATAAAGCATTGTCATGTAAATGTCTCTCACAACGTCTTTTTTGTTGTGCTCTAAATTGACGTTGTTAAAATTGCCTTTGCGCGCATAGTCAAATACGATGTCTTTAATGGCTTGCTTTCCAAACTGTACATAATACTCTTCTTTGGTATTGGTATCAAAGCGGTAAATAGGCGTGTCGGCCGCAATCATTACACCTGTAATAACCTGCTCGGCATCATTGAACTCATAGCGCTTTTTATTGCTGAACACCTCGAAAGATTTTTCATGTGCTGGCGATTTCACTAGGCTATTGAATGACACCGTAGTTTCGGAATCATTCAGGTCGATGCCTATGTCGTAAAGTGGTAGGTCTCTTTTCATATCTATTGTGTTTTCTTGTTACCCAAACTTGCTTTTTGCTTCCTGTACAGCTACCTTATTGGCTACCTCGTTAAAGTCATTGACCTCGAGCACAACCACAGGGGTAACAACTTGGCCTTGCCCTTGCGTTTGGTTTTGCTGCGTAGTTGTTTGCTGCGTATTTGTGCCTATGGAAAAACTAGATGCGCCTGCGCCAACACCGCCTGAAACATTTGGAGCTTGCGGCATAGTTCCGCCTTGGTATTGTTGCGCACCAACTGCGGCCGCTTGTGCTAAACCGATAGCTGAGGCGGCGCTAATCGCAAAGATACCAGCAGCTGAAGGGGGGGGCCCAAATTCAGCGATACCCTTAACAATGGCGCTAGCTGTGTCAATGGCGATTTGCGCAATACGTAGCGCCTTATCTCGCTTAAATTGTGAGCGCTTAATCTTGTCCTCTTCCTGAAATGCCTTTAACTGATTTTGGTATTTAAGCTGTGCGTATTTGTCATTTATTGCCTGCTTTTGTTGCTCGGTCAATCCTTGCTGTGCAAGCTCGCGTTGTTGCTGTTGGTCAAGCACGGCGGTTTGCTGCTCGGCTGCTTGCTTCACGTCGTTAAGGCGGTTTTCCTCTGCAACTTTTACCAAGTCATTTACAGCGTTTAGGCCGTTCAAAACCTTTTGAGCCATGTCAATCATTGATTGCACGCTGGCTAGCTTTTCCTCTAGGGTCTTTTTATCCTGCTCTTTTATTTTGTCGTTTTTCTTTTTGTTGATTTCGACAACTTTAGCCGCGTGCTCTGCCTCTAGTTTTTCTTTAGCCTTGGCAAAATCTGCCTCAGTCATGGTTTCGAGCTTTACAGCCTCTTCAAGCACTTTAAGCTGCGCCGCCTGTGCATCTTCAAAAGTAGCCAGCTCTAAATCATACTCATCAAGCAAAATGTTGCGTGCTTCTTTGCGCAGTTCCGTTTTCTTTTTCTCTAAATCCTCGGCCTCTTTTTTCAGCTTTTCATTGTTGGCCACCGTCTTAGCGTACTCTTCATTTTGGTATTTAAGGCGAATGTCATTTTCCTCATTCATCTGCTGAACAAGTAAGGCTTGCACCTGTGGAGAATCTTCTTTGTAGTATTTACGCGCCAAGGCCAATCGCTCGGCGTATTTGTCTTGAACGCCTGCAATGTCGCGCTCTTCGCTAGTCATGTTGTACTGGTCAACCTCCTTTAAAAAGCCTTTGATTTGCGCCTTTTCCTCATCGCGTATTTTCTTTGCATCCTTAGCGCGGTCCTTTCGTTTTTGGATAGCCTCAGCCTCGGCAACCTCCGTATCTTGAATGTTTTTTACATTCTCTTTGTATTGCTCGCCTGATGCCGTTTTGGTTTCGCCGATAAGTTTTTTTAAGTCTTTGGCGCGCTTGCTATCAGCGTCGCCAAGTTGTCTTAACAGCGCTAGTTCGGCCTCATAAGCCGCTTGTTTTTTCTTAAGCTCTTCAAGTATTGCGCGGCCAGTCTTAATCATTTCGGCGCGCTTCTTTTGCTCAAGTGCCGCCGTGTCTTTTCCTGCTGCTTTGGCTAGGTTTATTTCGTGATCGTATTTATCGCCGATGGATTTTTGTTGTCGCTTTAGTTGCTTGATATTTTCGTCGGCTTCCTTTTGCGTGTGCTTGCTTCGGCGCTGTGCATTTGCCTTTGCTTTGCGCTCGGTTTCGTCGTCAATTACACCAAAGTATTCAAGTGCCTTGGCAACTGCGAAAATAGCCCCAACCAAAGGAAACATAATACCGATAATTACCTTGATGCCTGTGCCCAGCTTATTGAATTTATCATAAGCCATTTGCACGTACTTGGTGACCTTGTCAAAGTTGGCGATTAAGATTGCAAGCCCAGCAATTACCAAGCCGATACCTGTGGCCATTAGCGCAACCCTAAACGCTTTCATTGCGCCCGTTGAAGTGCCAACCGCAACCGCATAAATCTTTTCCCAAGCCGTGCGTAATTGCAGGCCTAGCACGCTTTCTTTGTTGAGCGCTACCGCAATTGTATTGATGCTATTGGCTATGCCCTGAACCGCCTGCAACTTCACCATTGTTTGCATGAGCTTTTCATTCTCAACACCGGTTAAAGCAATGGCGCTTTGTACGCCCTCAAAGACGGCTGCGCCCGTTTGAATACCCATTACTGCCGTATCTAAACCTACAAAATCAGAACTTAATGCGGTCGTTTGCTTACGAACATCCCCCATTCTATCGGTAAGCTCAGCCGCTGCCCTCAATGCCTCTTGACCCACAGGGCTCTGCTCACCTGCTTGCATTACAATTGATTGGTATTCGCGCACCACTTTGCCAAGTTGGCGCATCGTCATGCCTCCAGCGGCTACTTTTGCGTTGAGTTCCTCTAGGTTTTTGGCAAAATTATCCTGCGCGCTTGTATCATTGAGCTCGCTTTGCGTCTTGTTTATATCTTGATTTAGGTTATTTAAAGCCTTGTCGAAGTTGTTGATGTCATTAATCGTGTTACCCGTGTCTACTCGCACGGTGTAAATTGCTTGCTTTTCTGCCATTAGCTTATGTATTTAAGTAATTCGGTTCTTGTTGAGTTGTCATTTGTTGGGTTGTAATCGCTGATTTTCTGCAAGCGATACACAACGCCGTCAATTTGTAGTAAATACCTGAAATCAAGCGCGTAAATATCGGCCTCATTCCATCGAATCGAGCACTTTACCAAGCGGCCGTAACGGCTTACTAACTCTTTGATAAATTGCTCATGGTATTTGTATAGGTTATTTTGCGTGTAGGTCGTGGCCGCGTAATAAAGCACCTCAGGAACCCCAAAATTATCATCAAATGTAGGCTCGTCTATATTGTCAAGGTGTCCCACATACGGATAGTAATCGAAACTATGTGAAGTGCCAAGCTCATCGGTTATTTTAAAATGAACATCGCGAAGCGCGCCAACTTGAACCACAAACGATTTGCCTTTATACGGCTGCACTTTAGTTACTGATAGCTCATCGGTTGCAACGCTGAACAAGCGCGGCACAACTAAGCCTGTGTAGCTGGTTTCGTTTTGAGGAATATCTGCAAGCGGCACTTGTTGAAAAGGCAACAAGTATTTGGTGTCTGATTGGACAAGCTGGCTTTGATTTACGACTTCAAAAGCGCCGTATTGCTCGCCTTGCTCTGCTAGGTATTTAGCATTAAAGTAATCGGTTGACGGCTGAAAATTGAATAGGTATCGCTTAGCCGAAAAATTAACAGACGGCACTATTTCAATCGGTTGATTTTCGTCTAGTTTTACCGTGAAGGGCAGCGCCTCGTTTGTTGGTTTGTAGTAATCAATAAGCGGCTCAATCATTATCTTAGTTGGCTCAAACTTGTCAGGCGATACAAGCAAATTGAACATTTTACAAACGCCGTTAAAAAAGTCGCTGCCCGTCATGTCGGGAAGCAAGGCCGATAAATACACGGTGCTTCCTGCTGTAAGTTCTGCAACCGCCTTTTCAAAATTTACTTGGGTGTCGATGCTTGATAGCTTGACGTCATAGTTCAAACCCTGACCGCTGTAACCCGCGAAGTCGACGCCCGCAAAGTTCATGACAAGGCGAAGCGATACGCGCACTTCGTCGTTTATTTCACAATTGATTTGACGTGAGTAATCGTAATCAATTGTAAAGGATTGGCTTAAAGATGTAGACGTGATTTGACCCGTATAAACATCTTCAATTGCCAAAACAGCATTGTTCTTGTAAATGACCGCGCGAAGGGTGTAACTCGCATTCATGGCCGAAATTGTGGCGCCCGAAAGATTAAAATCTAATTCAAGCAAATGGCGGCCAACGTAGTGAAAATTAAATAAGCCGCGAACCGCCGCGCGAAATAAAGCAGGCGAAGCGCTCACCATTTGTGATCGCAAATCCTGCACAACAACCACGTCGATAGCATCGGCAAAAGTAGCAACACCAAAAGAGATAATGTACTCAGGCGTGCCGTTAATGACTTGCTGCTGAATGTTTGCGGCTTGTTGCGCCTCTAGTATGTAGGTTCCTGCACTGGTCTCGGCGTTGAGTGCGCTATCGTTTAAAGCCTGCGCAGGTGTAACCGTTGGTAATTGCCCACCTTGATAGGCTAGCGCCCTGCGTTTGAAAAATGCGCTTTCTAAAAACTCGCTATCCCAAGTAAGACCAACTTTTTCAAATAGTTTTTTGAGTATACCGTACATGAATACTTGTAGCGGCAAATCAGCGATGCCAAATTTCTCGGGTTGGTTTCTAGGAAATCCGTAATCTATTAGGCCATAGTAATATCCTAAGCCCGTCCAGTCGCCACCGCTTTTGATTGACGTAGTTACGCCGTTCACTTGGTTGTTTCCTGCCCAAGTTTGAGTAACGTTAGCCAAATTCAAAACATGGTCGTATTCTGAAAAATCAAGCTCATTTATTTTAACCTCTTGCATCTTAGCCACGTAGTCGATAACTTCACTTATAAGTGAAATTTCAAAGGACCAAAAGCCTCCGTTTAGTTTGCAGCTCAATAATTGCGCGGTGCCGTTAAATTGTAGCAAGCCATTTTGATACACCTGCGCGGTCGCCTTTACCGTTGGGTCAAAATCAATCAGTGAGCTCACTTGGCCATTAGGGTCCTGTACTGAGGTAAGCTGAAACACGCTATTAAATAGCGCTTGGTTTACGGCTGTGCCGGGAAGTGTAATCGTTTTAGAGCTGGCACCGCTTCGCTTTGACAAATCGGTAAGTTCAACCACGCTAAACGAAAACGGGAAGGTCGGGCGCTCGGCTAGGTCAACTTCAAAGCCATTTATTAATAACTGCGTGTCCATTAGTTCAATTGGCTTTGATAGGTGTAAGTGCGCTCAATTTGAATTTGCTCTTGAATCAATCCGTTACGCTTGCGTGTTTTAAGCGTGTAGCTGCTATTCATGACCTTGACGGGTTCAAATCCTAATTCGGTTTCGAGATACACCTGTGGGCTTTCTATTAGCGTTTTTACTAGCCATTGTTGCACCTCGGGTTTTATCCAGTCGCTATTGAGTAGCATCATGGCGCTCGATTGCTTTGAGGCCACCGATTTTTGCCCCTGATAAATTGGGTAGACATGTGCGTTTTCTACCCAAGCACCCGTGTTTTTTTCGTATTCCTGCGCTGTAACCTCAGCGCTTTCCACGCTGTCCATTTCAAAGTTGAAAGCATCCCATACACCGAACTTATTTAAGAAGTGAAGGCGGCGCACAGGGTAGCGCTTGCAGTCAAAGTCGAGCCAAAAGGTGAATATTTCACTAAATCCTGTGTAAATGCCTGCGCCTAATCCTTTGGCCTGCACGGTGTAGTATGCTGAATCATCAAAGGAACTCGGTAAAATAGTGGTGTTTGCCGCAATTGTAGCTGGTGAACAGTCAATAACTACTAGCTCATTTGTTAAAATGTTGACCGTGTCGGAATCCACAACGGCGCCAAATAGATCGTATAGCACAAATTCAAAGTCGATATTTTTAGCCAAGGATAATAACCCTAAAAACGCCTTTTGGTCAAGTCCTACAAATGACTTTGAGGCGCGCGGCCATGTAGTTAAGAAATCAACGGTATTTGGAAACGCTGTGAACGGATTGCTTCGTGATGCGTCGTGATTGCGATAGTCCCACGCGATAAAATCAATGTGATCTAAAGCGGCGTTAATTGCAATTGTTTCGGCGCTCGATGCGCTATCCTGTAAAGCTGGAGGTGTACCATATTTTTCTTGTATAGTTATACTCACCTTTGCAAATGCGTTAATATAGTTTGTAAGTAGCGCGCCGTCTGTTATTAATGCTGAAGCCAAGTAGCTGCGCAAAATGCCGCTTGCTTTAAATTTACCGCTATCAACGGTCTCTAAAAAGCATTCATGCGTCGAATGATAAACCCCGTTAATGGTGAGCTTTACAATGAATGAAAAGTTAGGTTGCGCGGCTTGGTCGCTGCTAAAATCCCATTCAAAAGGATTGCATCCGGGTTGCACGCGTTGCGGCCCCTGTGTTATTGTTACTGCCATGTTTTTGTGTTACGTGTGAAAGTTACGTCAAATTGTAAGCCCGTGAGCTTCATAAGGTCATCGGCGATACCTTGCAATAGTTCATCTGTGAAAACTGCGCCTGTAATGTTTCGGGCTTGTATACCATGTCTTTTGATTGAGTAGGCTGTCGCGTATGCTTGGCGCATGTCGCCGCCTTTCCACTTTTGTATAGCGCTGGCCATTTTATTGCCCACTCCTTCGTATCGAAACGAATAAGGACTACCCGTCATTAAAGCACGGCGGTATGTATAGCCGTCTTTTTTCGGTAAGGCATTGACACCCTCGTCAATGAAGTTATAATATTGGTCGGCCTGAATTTCGAATGATAGCGCACCGGTTGGAAAGTATGCGACTGATTGAGCAAGTGCGCCAGAGTTGCTTGCTTTAGCTAGAACAGCCTCGCGCAGCTGTTGGGTTACATCATTGGCAATTCCAAGTATCAGGGTTTCATACTCGCTCGCTGGCGCCGCATTTCCTGTTATCCCTAAATCGTTAAGATTGACCATTTGATATTGTGCTGCGTTGTTGCTTTAGCTTTAAGAAGTTCATCCAAAAAAGGTATTTAGCATAAGGCATTTGCCCCACCTCATCAACTCTAATTCTCAGCTCTTGGGCCACGGCCACAAACGAAGTCGTAAAATGATACCACGCATCTTCATTGCTCTTTGTTTCTTTTTCAGCATCTTGTGGCTGCTCTTCGCTGCTATCCTCATCCTCGCTATCTGAATCCCCGAAATAGCGAGCTTCCAGTTTTCGCAGTTCGACAAAAAAAAATTGTAAAAGTTCCAAAATTCTTCGCCGTCAAAGTGGTCTTTAAATAGCACCTCGCGCCGCTCCGTTGGGTTTAGCACCTGTTGGCGCGCATCCTCTTGAAAGTATTGCATGCCATCTTCTACGTAAAGGATGGCAACCAACCTTTCAGGTCTTTCGAATAAGTCGTCAATGGTGAGTAGTTTGCTATCAATGATTTGCCCGGTACTCCACGCCCCAATACTTCGCGAAAATCGAAACTTTTGCCCTTTGACCTCAATGAGCTCTTTGGGTTCTTTGTAGCGGTATGTGGCTAGCAACGTGATATAGTGCTCTGATATTTGCAGCACGTCGTCAACGTCAATGCGGCGGGCTTGGTTCATTGGTATGTCAAGCATGATGCTCACAACCTGTGTTCGAAATTCTAGGTTTTGCAGTAATGCCGTGAATTTTCTATCATCGAATCCCTCGAGCAATTTAAGCCACTTGGCGACTTGTCCGATTTTGATTTGTGAAATGCTTGTTTTTAGTTCGTGCTTCATGCGAAAACGTATTTGCCGCGCGTGCGCTTTTCCTTTAGCGATTGATTCGCTAAGGCCAAAGAAATGACACTATCGTCGTGCATCCCTACTGGCGCTGAATATTGCACATTACGCGTTTTGTTGTTGTATGTAAAGGTAAAATTTTCTAACTCATCAATAAGCCAGTCAATATTAAGAATCTGCACGCTCTTATCTTCAAAGGCAACGGCTAAGTCTTCAATCATTATCGGCTTTGTTTTGGAGCTGGTTACATGGGGATAAACAAGGGCGCGGCATTTCTTTTGCAGCAACTCGAAAAAGACATCGCCCTGGTTGTTTACCTCGACGGCGGTCAT